CCGGCCATGGATGCAGCGCAGGCGGCCAGATGGGCGCGTGGGCTGCTTCTTTGCCGCAACAGGACTGCGGAGGAGCTGACCGTGGGCATGGAATACAACCCCGGCCTGACGGCCATGACGAGAATTGATGTTGACAGTCCGACGGATGCGGACGGCCAATGGCTGATTGACGAGGTGGAGCATGACTTCTTCCGCAAGAAAAGCAAGGCCAAGCTGCTCCGCTGCGTCAGCACGATTGGGTGATTCCTATGGACAAGATCAGGGGATTTCCCATTTATCACGCGATTAAACCGGGCGTCGCCCCGACCGAATATAAAGAAAAAGAAAACAAAAAGATCAAGAAAATCAGCACCAACCAACTTATCAAGAGCTATTTGTGCAGCGGAGCGAACAGCAGATGTGTGGTTTTTCGCCAGTGCGAATGCCTGGACGCCTGCCAGTACGGACAGCAATATATCAAACAGACGAGCGAGGAACAATCATGAAAAATAATTATGGAGCGAACATCGAGCGCGGGATCATTGCTGAGGTATGCGAGGACGGCTATAAGGTGCAGTCCCTCACACGCGACGGCATTATGACGCCTGCGATCCCGTCCGTAAGCGGCGCGGCCTATATGGCTGGCGACCGCGTTTATTTTTTCGTGTTTGACGACGGACACGGAGCGATCCTCGCGGCGTTCTGACCGAATCGCCGCAGTTAGGCGGTGAAAAATGGGACAGCAGACCCTCCAAACGATTATCACCCTGAGTGGCAAAGTAGATAATACGTTTGGAAGTATCGGTACGGCTCTGATTAACGTGGGCAATCACATCGACGCCCTCAGTCAGAAGATTATCGACTTTGGAAAGGAAAGCGTTGAGGAATACGTCGAGTACGACGACGTAATGCGAGAAGTGCAGGCGCTTGGCGAATATGACGACAAGACGATGCGCGTCCTCAACGAGTATAACAAGACCATTGCTCAGTCGAGCAAATACACAATGGATCAGGCCGCGCAGGCCGAAGTGATGATGGCGCAGCTTGGTTTGAACATGGAGCAAACCAAAACGCTGATGCCCACCGTCATGAACCTGGCGACGGCGGCAAACATCGACCTTGCCGACAGCCTGGACTACTTGTACTACACGCTGAATGCGCTTGGTATGCCGATGGAGTATGCCAACACACTCAGCGATCAGATGTCGAAAACCGCCGCTATCAGCGCTGCGGACATCGACACCCTGGGCCAGTCCATGCAGCGCCTTGGCAGCGGCGCACAGTTCTTTGCAGGCGGCAGCAGTGAAATCCTTGCCATCCTGGGCGGCATTTCTCAGTTCGGTTCCGACATGCAGGGAACGAACGCCGGTACACAGCTCAGAAACTTCATGCTGACGCTGCTTGCCCCGACGCAGAGCAAGGATAAGCTGATTCAATCCCTGCGCGTTACCGAGGAGGAATGGGCAGAATTTGAATCCTACATGGAAGAAGCCGGTATTGACGTAAACGATACGGCGGACGCCATGAACGAGCTGGGCTTGTCGGTCTACGATTCGACGACCGGCGAACTGAAACCGGCTATCCAGATCATCGGCGAACTGAACGCGGCTCTCTCTACGCTCTCTGAGGCAGAACAGAACGAGATGCTGGGCAATCTGTTCGGCAAGCGCACCACCACCACGGCACTGAACCTGATGGCCGCGCTCGGCACGATCATTGACTATCAGCAGCAGATTGAGGGAGGCAGCGCAGGCTACACCGAATCCATGGCCGACACCATGGAGGGCGGCCTGGGCGGCGCTCTGCGCGAGTTTACCGCTTCCTGGGATGCTTTCCAGACGACCATCGGCGAAACCATTGCGCCTGCGGTCGAGGGCGTGGCCGACTTCATGACGGACATCGTGAACGGCCTTGCCAACATGGACAAGGATAAGCTGGAAGTGCTTCTCGGCGCAGCGACGGGCATTGCTGCGGCTGGCCCTGCCCTGCTTCTTGCGGGCAGCGCATTCCGTCTGATCGGCTTTGCCATGACCCCCATCGGCGCGGCAGCCCTTGGCCTGACGGCCCTTGCGGCAGCGGCGGGCGCACTCTACCAGCTTGGCGAAGCCAACTTCGCAGCCCAATTCGGCGAAATGGATCTGGACACCGAGGCCCTGCTGGCGCACGTCAACGGGATTGGCGAGGCATTCAACAATACCTACACCGACGTAAACAACTACAACACTGCTCTGCAAACGGCAGTGGAAAACTTTGAAACGGCCAGCACGACGCTCTCCGGCGATCTGCTGACCAGCATGATTACCGGCGCGACGCTCACCCCGGAGCAGATGAAGAACATTTCTTCTCTTGGCGAAACGATGGGCAATGAGCTGATCGACGGCATCAACGCCAGCTTTGACAGGAGCACAAGCTACCTGACGATGCTGTTTGGCGGGCTCGAAAATGCGGCCAACGATGACGAGTACGCGAGTGCAATTCTGCTTGCAAATGATATGTACGAAAGTCTTATCGAGCAAGCAAATGAACTTGGTCGAGATTTTGGCGAAACGCTTGGCACAGCCATGGACGACGGCGTTATCACCGGCAATGAATATAACGTCATCATGGAGAAGATGCAGGCGTATAACGAGGCCATGTCGCTTGTTGCGGAAGCAGACCGAGCGGCAGACCTTGCAGAGCAGCTCCACAAGGCGGAAAGCGTAAGTTGGGACAGTGCAAAATCCTTCCTCGATCAGCAAACGGAGAGCATGAACGCCAACATAGCCGACGCTGAGTTGACGCACGCCAGAGAAATTGCTTGGTGGGATAAGATTTATACAGCGGGCATTGAGCAAGGCTTGGTAAATCCCCTTACCGGCAAAACATACACCGAAGAAGACAGGGATGCTCTTTTCGCCAAAATGGAGGCCGAAAAAGAGGCAAAAATTCAGGGCTTCCGGGACGAGGACGCCCAAGTTGTACTCAGTACGCTCACTGGCCTGATCGGTCAAAGCGACTTCGGAGATGCACTTCCCCTGCTCCAAACTGCATTAGGCAATATGGACGCCATGGAGCGCGGTGCTGCTGGTACTCTGACGCTGGAGGATGTTGATTGGGCGGCGCTGGATGCCGCTGGGTTACTCCCGGAAAACATCTCTGAGCAGATGTTTGACATGTATGAGGCTTCGGATCGGCTTGAGAAGCTGTTCAAGCCCTACATGGACAACCCAGAGGTAGCGAAGCTCATGGAACAGATGGGCTATGTGTATGCTCTTGGGCAGGAAGCGGAGTTTTACCAGTGGCGCAAGGATGATTTCAACGAATCCGGCGGCACGATAGACCCGCGCGGAGAATTTGCCACGGCGGAACAGCTTGCATACAACCAGCGGAAAGCGGAGTTGGAAGCGAGTATTGCCGATGCAACGGGCGCTCTTGAAAAATTGAAAGCCCAGGACGCGAAGATCAGCGCCGAAATAGCCGAACGCGAGAACCGGCTTGCCGGTAACGACCGGCCCTGGAGTTACTACCTGACCAGCGGAGAAGCAAGCGATTACAACGCCCTTTACGGAAACGTGCTGGGCGGCAATCTGACGCAGAAGAAAGAAAGCGTCACGATTGATATTTCCGAAGCGGAAGCCCAGATTGCAGCATTGCAGCAAGAATTGGATTCTCTGACGGCGCCGGATGTAACGATTGATTCTACGGGCATGGAAGCCGATGCACAGACGGCAGGCGCAGCAGCCGAAACCTCCCTCATGGATGGATTCGGAGACCCCATGCTTGATGCCACTGTTGATGCCGCAGGCATTACAGCAGATGCTTCCAGCACTGGCAGTACTGCCGTAGCCGCACTGTATGAATCCTGGGGCAGCCCGACACTGACGGCGCGAGTTTCCTATTCCGGCATCCGCAGCGGCAGCAGTCTTATCGGCGGATCGAAATTCTCTCTGTTTGCAGAGGGCGGACGAGCTACCGAGGCTTCCATCTTCGGCGAAGCTGGCCCGGAATGGGCGATCCCGGAGGAACATACCGACCGCGTGGCAAGCCTGTTCAATGCAGCCCGCGAGGCCGCAGGCTTTACCTGGCCGGAGCTGATTGCTCGCAACGGTGGATTGAATGCCGGAGGCGGCACGCCTGCGCAGATCATCTATTCCCCGACGATCTACGCCAACGACGCGAACGGCGTTGAGCAGAAGTTGATCGAGGACAAGGAACGGCTCGACCGCTGGTGGAGCGAAAAACAAATGCACGACGATGTGGAGGTGTATGCATAATGGTCGAACTCAGCGGATTTGTGTACCGTTGCAGCGCCGGTGAAACCTTTGACATGGTGGCGCTGAACATCTACGACCATGAAAAGTACGCCGCCGACCTGATGAACGCCAATCCCGGATATGTACGGCGTGCGGTGTTCCAGGGCGATGAAGTGCTTTCCCTGCCGGTCGTAGAAATTCCCGAAAACGAGAACAAAAACGAATACGCGCCCAGCACTGCGCCGTGGAAGGAGTGATGAAATATGGCTGAAATTGCCTCCTGGAACGGACACTCCTTCACGGTGTCGCCAAAGCTGATCCGGGGTTTTACGGGACTGACCATCAAGGGCAGCAGCGAAACCGAGGATAAGACCAGCGACGGCCAGAAGTATGTTTCCCGAAAAAACAGCAACCCCTCTGAGATCACGCTGACGGCGGAGCTGAATGCCCTGACCGGCTGTGACGTGAAGAATGAGGCGCTGAAATTCGTGGATGAAGCGCGATCGGGCGCAAAGAACTACTTTTACATGGGCGGCAAAAAGCTGATTACCTGTCAGCTCATGCTCACGGAGGCATCTGTGAGCGAAACAACGATTGCCCCCAATGGCACATGGATCAGCTGCAAGGTAAAGCTGACGATGAAGCAGTGCGCGAAGTACGACGGATCAAGCAGCAGTTCTTCTTCCTCGTCCTCCTCGTCCAGTAGTTCCAGCAGCTCGTCCAGCAGCAAGAAAACCAGCACCAAAAAGACATCAACTACAACGACCAAGAAAACGACGGTGGCGGCTGTTGTTGGCGCAGTGGCCGGTGCGGTGGCGGCAGTAGCCAAAACTGCAACGACGGTAGTAAAGGCAGTAAGCGCAGCAAGCAAGACTGCAAGCGCATTGAAAACAGCCGTTGCAGCCGTCAACGCCGCGAAGAAAACTTCTTCCACCACGAAGAAAACCTCCGTCGTGTCGAAGGTTACAAGCGCCGTCAAGAACAAGATCAAAGCACTTAAAAAGTAACGGAGGAGGCAGAGTATGGCACAATATCAGATTACCAACCGGCCTGCACCGATTGATTTGGAGTGCAACAACGACTTCGTCCTGCGCACGATCCAGAATGCGAAAAACCTTCTGATGTGCCGGATGGGCGAAGTACCCTATGACCGCTATCGCGGTTTCGACCCCGCTTTCTATGAGCTGCCGCTGCCGGAGCTGCAAGAGAAGCTGCTGCCGGAGCTGGACAGGATCATGCTGTGGGAGCCGGACGTGGAGATCGTGGACGGCGAGTGCGCCATGGATGAAAACGGCGACATCATCATTACGGCCACCATTGAAGTGACCATAGACGAGTAACGGAGGTGAGAAGATTGGACAACGAGATTCATTATCTGGCATACGATCCCGAAGAACTCTGGAAAGAAATGATCGTCGCCTACGTTGAAGCAGGCGGCGATATTCTTTATCCGGGCGACGAAAAGGAAATGCTGCTGCGCGGCGTCCAGGCCATCGTTACTCAGGTCTTTGCTGGCGTAGATGCGGCCTTGAGGATGGACACCCTGCGCTATGCTGTGGGCGAATACCTGGACATCTACGGCGAGAAGCGCAACTGCATCCGCATTCCTGCGGAGGCTGCGACCTGTACCGTGGAAATCAAATTCCGGGCCAGCGGCACGGCGAAAACCCTTGCTGCCGGTACGGCTCTGACCGCCGACGGCGAACATCTCTATCTGCTGACCGAGGCAGTGGAGCAGACCGGCTATGAGCAGACCATCAATGCCGAGGTGATTTGTCGGGAAACCGGCGGCCTTGGCAACGGCCTGCTTGCCGGTACGCAGATGCAATTCATGGTTCCGAATCCGGCGGTTCTCAGCGTATACGCCATCCGCGATGCAAGCGGCGGCCAGGACGAGGAGGACGACGAGGTTTACCGCGAACGCATCCGCAACTTCGGCCTTATCAACACCACCACCGGCCCGCAGACGCAGTATGAGAGCGCTGCAATGAACGTGACCAGCGAAATTCTGGACGCGCGGGCGCTCAACCTGGGCGCTGGCGTGGTCGGCATCTATCTGCTGCTGGCAAGCGACACCGGCGCTGCGGCTATTCTGGACAGCGTGAGCGCCGCCCTGAATGCCCAGGACGTGCGACCGCTGACCGACACGGTGGAGGTATACCGCGCCACGCAGATGCCCTACGAGCTGAAAGTGCAGTATGCACAGGAGGCGGGCAGCAACATCACGACGGCCATTGGCGAGGCGGTGGAGGAATACCAGAAGTGGCAGGATGAAGAAATCGGCAGGGCCTTTAACCCTGACAAGCTGATGGCGATGCTCTACCAGGCAGGCGCGATCCGCGTTGTATGGGGCGACGGCAGCCATTTCAACAACGGCGCTGTGCAGTATACCACCATTGCCGAAAACGCCCATTGCAAGGGCAAGATCACGCTGGCGGTGATGGCCACATGATCGACTTTACGATTCATCAGCTTTTCCCCGACTTCATTTTGGCCGATAAGAACGGCTACGCCATGGCAAAGGCCATTGAGCGGGCCTTGCAGATCATGTGCAGCACCATTCAGACGGGCGTTGACAATCTGCAAGACATCGACAAAATGCCCGAATGGCGCTTGGATGAAATGGCCTGGGAGCTTGGTTGTCTGTATGACCACAATGCCAATATCGAAACTAAGCGGCGCTGGATCAAGGATGCAACGCCGCTTTATTCTGCCCTCGGCACGCCGCAGGCAATCTACAACTTCCTTGAGGGCTTCTTCGACCAGGTGGAGCTTGAGGAGCATTGGCAATACCCCGGCGAACCCTTCCATTTCCGCGTGACCGTTTCCGGCGAATGGAACGACGCAAACGAAGCATGGCTGCGCAGGGCCATCGAGGCCAGCAAGAATGTGCGCAGTGTGCTTGACGACATCGCCCTTGGCAGCGGCACAACGATCATCGTTTCCGGCGAGGGCGGCGTGCTGGCGCGGTACGGCCCGCCGCTGACCGGCGATGGGCTGTATGCCGGTACATACCCGGAGGAAAGCATCATCAGCAGGATTGCGGATGACGTTTACGTTATCGCCACGCGCGAGACAAAGGGCCATGTATTCCCCTACCCGCAGGCAGGCACGCAGCCCGAAGAAACCACCGTCGGCGGCTTTGGTGAAAGCCGGATCACCGCCGCGCCGGTGGCGGAGGGACACGTTTTCCCGTACCCGGCCACAAGCGAGGAGGCGCAGGCAGGCACGCGCCCGGAGGTAAACACCATCGGCGCGATTGCCAACACCAGCGCACAGACTGGAACCGACGGCAAGGCTACGGCCTTTTCGTACTCGCCATGCACGGACGAGAACCTGTGCGGAAGCGATGAAATCTAACGGAGAGGAGGAAAACCATGCTGACGAATAGCGCCCTCAATTCGCTGCGCAATCATTTGAAAAACAATATTGCGTATGCACGATACAAAGTCGGCAGCACCTACTACCAGGCGGAAATCCAGACCGCCGAGGTGCTTGCTGATGGCCGTATCGCAGTAACCTTCATCATCGACCACACCGTAGCGGGCAACATCACCGTGACGGAAGTACAGCTTTTCGACCACAACGGTACGCTGTGGGCAAGCAAGGCCGAGAGCATCACGCGGAAGGATGCGCAGGAAGGTATTCTGTACCGTTTCCGCTTTACCATCATCGAAGAATGAGGAGGAATGACCCGTGGCCTTTAACCGCACCAAATGGCAGGATCACGTCGTCGAGCGCCCGAGGACTTTTACCGAAGTCACCAACGCCGACGGCAGCGTGACCCACACCCCTGCTCCTGGCGAAGTGCTGCAGCAGGGTACGCCTCAGAGCGCGACCAACTTCAACAACATTGAGGATGCCTTGCAGCATCTTTCGGTCGCGTTCGACATGTATTTCACCATCACGCAGGCCCAGCTCCGGGCGCAGGCTGACCGCATCGAGGAGCTTGAGGCGTCCACTGCGGCCCTGACCACCTGATAAGGAGGACGCACCATGAGCGATGAAATCAAGATGACCCCCGAAACCGGCATGACCGACGAGGAGATTGCCGAGCTGGAAAAGCAGCGCGAGGCCGCCAGGGAGGCCCGCCTTGCTCCCTTCAAGGCCCTGCGCCAGCGCATGGACGCCGGACTGCGCTATGCCGTCGCCAATGACGGCGTGACCGACGAGGAGTTGCTGACCATGAGCGCAGCGACGCCGGAATGGAAACCCGGCATGACCCTTGCGGTCGGCGATACCGTGATGCACGGCGGCGGCATGTTCGTCGTCATCCAGGCACACACCACGCAGGCCGGATGGGAACCCGGCACGGCTACCCAGTCCCTTTTCCGCCGCGTGCAGCAGGAGGGCAGCACTGAATGGCAGCCCGATACCGACTACGCCACGGGTGCGGAATGCACCTACGAGGGCAGCACCTACACCTGTTTGCAGGGCCACACCTCGCAGGCCGGATGGGAACCCCCGAACGTTCCTTCCCTGTGGAAACTCAAGACCGAATAAGGAGGATAATGCAGCATGAACAATTCCCCTCTGGAACAGCTTGCGCGTCAGTATGGCAACGTAGTGCAGTATGACGCGAAAGGAAATCCGAGTATTTTCTGCAAATTCCCGAAGATGAAAAGCTCCGATCTGGACGCTTCCCTGCCGGATCACGTCCACCCGGCTTTCGTCATCAACAATGTTGAGGAGGACGCTATCCTGATCGGTAAGTACATGTCCTCCGAGCTGGAGGGCAACGGTACTCAGTATTCCCTCCCCAACATGCCCCCGCGCGTTTCCATGCACCATGACACGTTCTTGCAGAAGATGCGTGCCTTTGGCAACGGCGCATCCGGCATCACCATTGCCGACCACGGCTTTATGCTGCTGCTGGCCCACAAGAACCAGTGGGAGCCGCACGGCAATAATAACTGGGGCTGCGACTACCGCGACGCTTCCCCCTGGGAGCTGGCGAAGGCTTACACGGTCGGCACGATCCGCTCTTTCCGTGGCTGGACTTACAACTGCATCAAGGCCCATACCTCCTCTGCGGAGCTGTTGCCCAGCGAAAGCCCCCTGTATTGGCAGAAGCAGAAACATGTAGGCGGCACGCCTGCGGCGGAAAGCCAGTACAACGCCGATAGCCAGTATCGCGGCTACAACACCCTGACCGGCAGCGGCCCCATTGACTGGTATCTCGGCAGCGATCCCGGCAACCTGTGTGACATCCAGGGCAATGCCTATGAACAGGTATACGGTTTCCGTCTGGTCAACTGCGAAATCCAGATTCTCGGCGACAACAACAACGCTGCCGACGCGACCGCCGACTGTTCCGCCAACGGTGCGTGGAAAGCGATCCTGCCCAACAGGGCCGACAACGGCTATACGCTGGTTGCTCCCGGCACTCCCGGCACGCTTCACTACACCTGGCAGAATAGCAAGATCACCATTGACACCGTGGAGCCTACCTTCGATGGCGAATATCGCGGCACTACCTTCGCGTCCATGGGCGTGAACACGACCAATATTCCCTACATGCCCTCCATCATGTATGAGCTGGGCTTGGCTCCCATTCCTGGTACGACTGTTCAGGGATATTTCTATGTTCACATGACGCAGGACGAGCGCGTGGCGCGGCGCGGCGGCCCCTACTACCGCACGTCCTTCGCGGGCATGGCTTTTCTGAGTTGCAACTCCCCGCGTTCCTACGCCTCCGCGAACTATGGCGGTCGCCCGCGCTCCCGTTTGAATCCCTGATCCCTGAAATCTGAACTCTGTGGGGTGCGCGATAGCGCATCCCCCTTTCTGATGCTATGAGCAATTTTAATGATGACGCCCTGCTGAATGGGCAATTTGCCCTGCAAAAGATCGACGATCTGCTGAACCGGGTGGATGGAGTGGTCAACAGGTGGCCGCGCCTGTACAAAAATTCCTACGGCGAGAGGCTTTATAAGCTGCTGGCCGACATGGAAGAACTGTGCATTACTGCGGCGAAGAAGTACCACAAGAAAACTACCCTGCAAGAGCTGGACATCAAGAATGCCCAGGTGCGCATCCATATCCGCAGGATTGCCAAGACGACCTTCACGGATAAGCGAGGCGAGAAGCGCGGCCTGATTACTCCGGGCCAGCATGAGGAATGGGTGCTTCTGAACATCGAGATCGGCAGGATCATCGGCGGATGGCTCAAGCAGCAGGCAGAGCGAAAAGAAGATGCCAAGGCATAACACCTTTGCATAGAGGGAATGCGCCGAGAATTGGCGGCCATTATTGCCACGGCCTTTTGTGAGCGCGTGGCGCGGCGCGGCGGCAACTACAACAACACGTCCAACGCGGGCATGGCCTATCTGAATTGCAACAACTCGCGTTCCAACGCCAACGCGAACTATGGCGGTCGCCCGCGCTCCCGATCACAGCGAGTGACCGGCACGTTACGAACGACCGGCAGCACAGAAACGGGAGGGGTGCATTTCCGTCCGGGAGGGTTTTCGTAATCGCTACGCGGGCGTGCGCGTTATAACGCGCATACATGCGTGATACGCGATAATATATCCCGGAAACAACACTCGTAACCTGCACCTATTGAGGAAACATGCAGATTACGAATCCCCATGAAGCGCCCGGAGGGGCGTAAGGCTATGGCTGCTGGCAGCTTATCCCTTAGACGGGCTTGCCTGCGGGAGAGAAAAACAGCCTACGCCGAGCGGAAACGCCACGCATGGTCGAAACGGAGGCGTGTCTTTGGAGAAGCTGCAACATCTGAAAGAACGCATCTGTTCCTTTGAGAACCTATATGCCGCATACGAGGACGCCGCGAAGGAAAAGCACTACCGCGAGGACGTGCTGGCATTCACCTTCAACCTTGAGGAGAACCTTTTCGATCTGCAAAAGGATCTGTTGGACGGCACATACACCGTCGGCCCGTACCGGGAGTTCTACGTCAAGTACCCCAAACCGCGCCTTATCATGGCGCTGGGGTTCCGGGATCGAGTGGTGCAATGGGCCATCTATCGTCAGCTCAACCCATACGCCGACAAGCGTTTTATTCAGCACAGCTACGGATGCAGGAAGAACAAAGGCACGCTCCCTGCGGCCCGCTGCCTGCTGAACTGGGTGCAGCTTATCAGCCGAAAGCCCGACGCAAGGGATTGGGTGCTGATAAAGTGCGACGTATCGAAGTATTTCTACCGCGTGGATCACAAAATCGCCCTGGATGTCTACCGGGACTACACGGACGACGAGTGGTTTCTGCGGCTGATGTCGGTGATCCTCAATAACCCGGACGTTCCTTTTGGACTGCCGCCGGGAGCCAGCGCGAACGACTGCCCGAAGGAGAAGCGGCTGTATGATGTGGGTATGCCGATTGGCAACCTGACCAGCCAGGAAACGGCAAACATCTATCTGAACCGGCTTGACCAGTATTGCAAGCACATACTCGGCCTGCATTACTATGTTCGGTACATGGATGATTTCTGCATCCTGGTCAAAGGACGAGAAGAAGCACGACGGATCATGGCGCAGATTGATGTCTTTCTCAGGGACGAGCTGCACCTTGATCTTAGCCCAAAGAGCCAGATTGTCCCCGCTACACAGGGATGCGAATTTGTGGGTTATCGCGTAACGCCTCATGGACTGAGGCTGCGCAAGAAAACCATCCGCCATATCAAGAGCTGCCTCAAGCATATTTCGGAGCTTTACGCGGCCAACGCCATCAGCTATGACAGCGCAATGCAATCCTTGCAAAGCTACATGGGCATGACGGTCAACTGCAATGCCCATAGCGTGCGGCTGTGGATCGAGCGGAATATAGCTTTTCAGCGAAAGGAGGCGGCATAATGCTGCCGGATGCAAAAGAGCCGCCTGCAAAAGGGCGGCGTTTTTACGCCATCGACGAGAAGGACGACGGCACGGTAGATGTTTACCTGATGCCGGACGTTACCATTTACCCCACGGAGGATGGATTCAGGGAATACGACATAAGCGTGCGGATTGTGCGCGGCGTGGTTCCCTGGGACGGCTTGGAGGAAGATATACGCGCCCGGTTCCGGGCGTGGTGCGAGAGCGGAGAGGTGATAGACCTATGAAGATCAACATCCTGCATCTGCTGTGGATCGTCCCGCTCTGCGCAATGATCGGCTTCATGGCTGCCGCCATCATCTGTACAGGCAGCGACCGAGAAAGGCGGTGACAACCAATGATTATCCGCGTGAAGGTATCGCGGGCGGAGAATCTTAGCTACTTCGGCTGCGATGATGGCGATATTGTGAACATCGAGATTGAGGAGTATGTCGCCGGTGTGGTTGCGTCGGAGATCGGCAACTCCCATATCGAGGCTTGCAAAGCGCAGGCTATCGCGGCCAGAACATTCGCCATGAACTATGTCGGCGATGATAAGTACATCACCGACCAGAGCAGCACCCATCAGGCTTTCCGCGCTTCGCGCTGGGATGCTTCGCAATATCCCAATGCCAACGAGGCGGCGGCCCTTACTGCCGGTATGGTGCTTACCTACGACGGGAAACCCCTCAAGACTTGCAGCTATTCTTCATCCAATGGCGGGCGCACAACCAGCAGCGAGGAGCGCTGGGGCGGCTACCGGCCCTATCTGATCGCCCAGGACGACCCGTGGGACGCTGCGGCCTGCGCAGAACGCACAGCAGCCGGGAAAAGCATTACCAAGGGCCACGGCGTAGGCATGAGCCAGTATGGCGCGGCGTGGGCTGCCAACCACGGAATCGGGTATCGTGAGATACTCGGTTTTTATTATGTCGGCGCGAAGATCGCGGCGAACTTCGGAAAGGATGATGAATCGGAAATGGCAGAGAACACCAGCACGACCGAAACGAAACCGGGTTCCTCCTTGGCGGCGGCATGGGCCGCAGATGACAAGGCGAGAGCTGAGTTTGAAGAAGCGCAAAAGCAGAACGCCCGGATCAAAGAGCCGTTCACCAACGAACACTTTGTAGCGTTCCTGAAGGAAATGGTTGGCCGCCCGTACTGGTACGGCACTTGCGTTTACAAATGCACCAACAGCCTGCGCACCCGCAAGGCGAAGCAGTACCCCAGCCACTACAAGGACAACCGAACCGCCACCTACAACAAGCACATTGCCGCCAAGGAAGTGTGCGCGGACTGCATCGGCGCTGCCAAGGGCTACGCCTGGACGAATGGCGGCGAGGGTGTTGTGGAGGCCATCGGCAACGACAACAGCATCACCAGCAAATACGGCTCCAACAAATGCCCGGACAAGGGCGCAAACAGCATGTTTGCCTACGCCAAGGACAAGGGTATGCCCTGGGGTGCAATCAGCACCATTCCTGAGATTCCCGGCCTTGCCGTGACCTTCTCCGGCCACGTCGGCTACTACATCGGCAACGGCAAGGTAATCGAGTTCAAGGGCTTCTCCTACGGCTGCAAGGAAACCGTGCTGTCTGCTGGTAAGTGGACGCACTGGTACATGCTGCCCTTCATCGACTACGGCACGGACGCCGACACCGACACCCCGGCCCAGGGCAGCACGACCGAACCCATCAAGTACACCCTGGGCAGCCGCTTGCTCAAGCGCGGCAGCAAGGGCGACGACGTGGCCCATTTGCAGAGCATCCTTGCGGGCATGGGCTACGACCTCGGCACCTATGGTGAGAAGAACGACGGCGTAGACGGCAGCTACGGTGAAAAGACCGAAAAGGCCGTGAAACGCTTCCAGAGCTTCGCACAGATCGAAGTGGACGGCAAGTACGGCTCCATCACCCACAAGGCCCTGATGGGCGTGCTGGACGACATCACCAAGGGAGAGAACGACGGAGCGGACGATGACGATACGCCTGTCATTCCCGCCGGAAAGCACGTTGTTGCGACTGGCGACAGCGTGAATGTGAGAAGCGGCCCTGCCACCACCTACAAGGTGCTGACCCGTGTAAACAAGGGCGACATCATGCCCTACGTCGCTACCGCCGAGGCCCTGGGCTGGCACGCCGTCGAGATCAACGGCAAGATCGGCTGGATCAGCGGCAAGTACACCGAAGTCAAGGAGGGTTAAGCCGATGGAACAGATCAACGAGTGGGGCGGGATTGCCGGTTCTCTTTCGGCAATCTTCGGCCTGCTGGCTCTTATCTTGTTCAATCCCATCAAGCGCTACATCCAGCGGAAACGCGAGGAGCGCAAGAAGCTCAAGGAAGAACGTCTCAAAGCAGAACAGGCGGCGCGGGATGACGCTGCGGCTTTTCGCAAAGAAATGCGCGATGCCATGGCCCGCATCGACAAAACGCTTGTCACCCTGACAGACGACATCGGCGATCTCCAATACGAACGGCTCTCCCAGGCGCAGGAGTTTTACACTGCGCAGGGATGGTGTCCCGGATCGAAAAAAGAAATGCTCTGCCAGATGCACAAGAGCTACCGAGCAAAAGGCAGGAACCATCTTTCCGAACACTACGAGGAGGAAATTCTCAAGCTGGACAGCAAGCCGCGCGACCAGCAGGCTTGAAAAGCGCAAACATTTGCGCTTTTGACCGGCGGAGGGTTTCCGTATTCACTACGCGCACGGGCGCACACATGACGCGAAAAAGGGCGGGCCGGAAACGGGGGCAACCCCGCCCCTTTTCATAAATCATTCTTTAGGAGGGAATACCATGTTTTTTGAAATCACCGACGTGATCCTGATTGCCCTGTTCATCGAGGCCATCATCAACGCGCTCAAGCCCATCTGGACGAAGGGCGAACCCCAGCTCACGGCGACTGAGTACGTTTCCATGGGCATGGGCGTGCTGCTGGCCGTGACGTGCAAGATCAATATGCTGGCCTGGGTCGTGGAGATCGAATACCCCATGTGGGTTGAATACATCTTCTACGTCCTGACCGGCATTGCCATCGGTCGCGGCACGAACTTCCTGTATGACCTGTGGAATAAGCTCAAGGAATGGCAGGGCGGCCAGGTTCTCCCTGCCGTAGAGGTCGAGGATGCCGTGGAGCTGACCGGGGAAGAATTTGATATGGAGATCACCCATTGGCCGCTTGAAATGATTATCGGCTTTGCGAGGGCAAACGGTTTCGCCCTTCCTGGCAACATGCCGACCGACGAGCAGGCCGCCAAGGAGTATCTGATCGACTACATGTTCCATGAGGAGCAGACGCAGCCGCCCGAAGCTGGCGACGCTGAGTAAAACCGGCGTCGCCTTTCTCATAACGGCATAACGCGCACCCCCGGCAGGCGAAATTGCCGGGGGTGATTTTATTTGACCTTTTCTATTTGTCATATTACAAGGGAGTGAAAACAGAATGAAAGCGGTGCAGCCGATCCGGGACATGGAGCTGCTTTATAAGTGCCTCGATATAGCCCATGAACACGACAGGAAGCGCAAAACCGGCGAAGTGAGCTGGGAGCTGCTGCTGGTCGTCGGTTTCAACACATCCCTGCGCATATCAGATATTCGCCGCTTCCGGGTGCGGGACTTGCGCGGGCAGGATTATGCCGAGATCAAGGCGCAAAAGACCGGCAAAGAGGCGAAAATCCTTATCAACCCGCACGCCAGGAGGGATATAAACCGCCTGCTGGCAGGCCGCAGCGGCGATGAATACATCCTCCAAAGCAAGCAGCGCGGGCCGGATCACAAGCCGCGCCCCATCACGCGCCAGCGGGCATATCAGATCATCAACGAGATTGCCCGCAAGGCCGGTATCAAGGATCATATTGGCTGCCATACGTTGCGCAAGACCTTCGGCTATCACTATTACAAGATGACGCAGGATGTGGTGAGCCTGCAAAGGATTCTGTGCCATTCCTCCCGCCGGGAAACGCTTATTTATATTGGCGTGATCCAGGAGGAGATCGACGAGAGCCTTATGAAATTCAACCTGACGAGGAGGCGG